CTACTCCTCTGGATAGGCCGCGCGCATCAGCCGCTGCAGCTCGGCCTTGGCCGCCGGGTCGCCGCCGAGATAGCGCTTGGTCCAGGCCGGATCGCTCTTGAGCCCCTCGATGCGGGCGCGGGCGCCCTCGACCGAGGGGCCGAAGCCGCTGTCGCTGCCGCCCTCGAAGCGGTCCTCGCCGAGCGCCCGGCCGATCGCCATGAAGCGGCGCAGCATCGCGGCGGTGCCGATCGCGCCCTCGATCTTGGTCAGCGTCTCGGCGTCGAAGCCGAACAGCGCGGCGGCACGGCGCGCCGCCGCCGCCTCGCCCTCGAAGACGCTGCCCAGCTCGGCCTGCAGCGTCTCGATCTCGGTCGCCTCGCGGGCCTGCCGCTGTCGCTCGGCACGCGCGACGCCGCCAGCCGCGGCCTCGTTCCACCACTGAACCAATCCGCGCGCCTGCTTTGTGGTCAGGCCGAGCTCATGGGCGCGCCCGGCGAACGCCTTGGCGAGCGCCTTGTCGCCGCCCTTCTCCGGCATCGGCAGCTTGTAGCCTTCGGGCTTCTCCGGCCGGCCGAGGCGGTTCCACAGCCGATCCCAGTTGGCCCGGTCGTTGTCGTCGCGCGGCACGGCCAGTCGCTCGCTGCCGACCAGCCGCTCCAGATGACGATAGCTGTCGAGCAGGTCGGCCGGCTCGCGCCAGCCCTTGTTCCTGACGAAGCCGCGCGCCTCCTCGTGCAGCGCGGCCGTCCACTCGGGCGCCGGCGCCGCGCTCCCGTCGGCGATCGGTGCCGAGGCCTCGACCGATGTCGCGTCGATCGGCTCGGTCGCGGCGCTTCCGTTCACGTCAGTCATCATCGCCCTCGGTCAAATGCCACACCGCGTCGTCGTCGAGCTGGAGGAACGCCATCAGCCGGTTCCACACCTCGCGCCTGCCCTCGAGCAGCGCCGTGGTGTGCGGATCGCCCGGCGTGAAGCTGGGTGATGTCGCGCGGCAGAACCGGCGCAGATCGCCAAGCACGCGCTCGGCGCTGCGGTGCGGCCGCCCATCGGCGTCGAGAAACGTCCGCCGGTACGCCTCGCGCCGGCGCAGAAGAAGCGGTGTCAGGGGCATGGGCTGGCGAGGCTCCAGAAAGGGATGAACCACAGAGGCACAGAGACACAGAGATACGGCGAAGCGATCAGCGCGCGCAGCGCGCTATTGTTCTCCTCTGTGCCTCTGTGTCTCTGTGCTGAATCCTATTGCACTCTGCGCGCCGCGGCCTGTGCCTCGCTCACGTCCTTGATCGCGCGCGCAGCCGGCGGCGCCAGCGCCGCCATCTGCTGCATCGCCTGGGCCTGCTGGCGCTGCTGGCGCAGGGCTGCGACGGCCTCTTCGCTGTGCAACACCTTCTCCGGCACGCCGTTCACCTCGGCCAGGATGCGCACAATTGCGTCCTTATCGAAGGCGTCGAGCACGGACGGATCCATCGCGGCAAGCGGCCCCACGCCTTCCAGCACGCGCTGGATCGCCGCGCCGTCCTCGGCGCGCTGCGCCCGGTTGAGCGGGCTGTCGTATTCGATCTCATAGGCGCCGCCCGCCCGTTTCAGCGCGTCGGGCAGGGGCGGCAGCGCCCCCGGCACACGCGCCAGGATATCGAGCTCGCGCTCGATCATCGGGCCGAGCGCTTCCGACTGCTGCCGGCCCATAGTCGGCGCCAGCAAGATTCCTTTTTCGCGCGCCCGCTCGAGCACCTCGGTCGCGGTCATCGACGGCCCGTCGACCAGGATCTGGAACAGCGTCACCAGGAATGCGTCGTTGATCGTCTTTCGGCGCTGCTCCATCAGCTCGAGGCCGAGGTCGGGCCGCCCGCCCGTCTGCAGCGGCCGCACCTTCGCGCGGCCCTGGTCGTCGAGCCCGCCGACATTGAGCGCGCCGGGATCGAGATTGGGCCGCCCGCCGCGCGACAGACCGAGCACGCCGTCGTCGTGAAGCAGCAGCGGCGGGTCGACGGTCTTGTGCGCCGCGCGGATGACGGTCTTCGACATCTCGTTGAGCATCTTGATGTCGGGCAGGACGATCATCGCCGGCGAGCGGCCATAGACTTCGCGCGGCGCCGTGACGTAGCGGCTGATCGCGTAGGGGAACTTGTGGAAGCCGCCTTCCGACAGCAGATCGCGCCCCTCGACGCTCACGTAGTAGGACGCCCACGGCATGCCGCGCCAATCGGCCCGGCCCGGCTTCGCGTCCTCGCGCGGCCGGACGCAATGGATGAACTCGAATTTGCGGTCGGGCTCCGTCTCCGCGCAGTCGGCGATGCGCGCCGGCAGGCGATCGCCCCAGGCCTGCCGTGCCTGGCGCGCCGTATACTCGAAGCGCCGGTGCGCGGTGTCGATGCGGCCGTGCCGGTCCTCGGCGATGAACAGCTCGGCGAGATGGATCGACTTGTACCTTATGCCCTTGCCGTCGATGCCCTCGATCAGCATCGCGCCAGTGCCGAATGCGCCCAGCGACATGAACGTCTCGTGCTGCTGCGAGGCATAGTTGGCATGCGTCGAATAGCGCGCCGCGAACAGGATGTCGGTCGTGCGGTCGAACCATTGCCGCACCTCCGGATTCTGATTGAGGCGCTCGTCGGTGACGCGCAGCCGGTGCCAGCGCTGGGTGCGCGGCACCAGCATCGACTCCATCGCCGCGGCAAACCGCTCCAATGCGAGCGCGGCGGTCGCGTCGTAGATGCGCTCGGTGCGCTTCTCGCCGCCCGTCCGCTTGCGCACGAACTCGTCCTGGCGCGGCAGCACGCGCGCCGCGATCTCCTGCCAATGGCTCTCCCAGGTGCCGCGCTCGGCGGCCAGCCGTTCCTGGCGCCGGATGATCTCGTCGACTAGGTCGGTGTCGGTCCGGGACTTCGGTCGCGGCATCGGTTTATCACCTGAGTTAGTTCAGCGTGAAAGAGAGCCCCTCCCCCTTGACGGGGGAGGGTCAGGGTGGGGGTGTGACTGGCGCTTCGCGCTTATCGGTTCATCAGCCGCCCGAGATCGCGATGGAAGCCGACATAGTCGCCAGCCTCGGTGGGTGGCGGCGGCGGCGCGGCCGCGACCGAGAGCACGGCCCGCACCCGCCGCGTCGCGCGGAAGCGTCGGCGATAGACCCCGCGCGCCATCTCAGCCGCCGATCTCTTCGAAGATCATCGTGCCGTGCATGGTCAGCGAATCGGCCGGCGCGGGAATGCGCACGACGAGCCGCTGCGACGGCGACAGGACGACCCGGCATTCCGGCGTCGGCTGCCAGAAGAAGCCGATCTGAACGTTGAACGCCCGGTCGAACAGCGTCGCGGTCGTGCCTGTCGTCGCGACCGTCGTGTTGTTGACCTCGACGGTCGAGCCCGCGGCCGCGCTGCCGGTCTCGAGCGACGCCGGCGTCGTGGACGATCCGCCCGAGCCCGAGGTGGTGAAACCGCGGATCGCCTGGATGCGCAGCAGCTCGGCCTGGGCGTCGCCGGCATCGGACGATTGCTCGAGCGCGATTTCGTGCAGCACCACGCATTTGTTCGACGGTGCCGTGATCTCGAACACGTCCTGCGCGGCCGTGACCGCCACGGCGCCGAAGGTCGCCGCGTACATCATTCCCATGCGGGCCTCCTATCTGCAGATCAGGGACGAGCGCCGACGCGCCAGGACGGGACCGCCGGCGGCCGCTGCCGCGATGTAGGCGAACAGTGCGCCGAACAGGTTCGCGCCGCTGCCGACGCCCATAGTCGCCGTCGATCCGGTTGCCGTGAATTGATTGACCACGATGCTTTCACTATTGACCGCGGCGCGCTCCAGGACGATCGAACCGCTGCCGGTCGCCGTATGCGCCACGTCGCCGAAGTCGCCGCATATCGCGTTGAGCAAATCGCCGGCAGCCAGGCCCGTGGGGCTAAAGCTGGCCGTCGTTGCCAAGTTGTTGTCTGCGACGACCGATCCGCTTCGGATTGGCGTCGTTTGATGCACGCCGGCGAACAACGCGTAGGCGGCAACCGGCCCGGCGCCATAGGTCCCGCCCTGATTTGTCAGCACCAGGTTGTTGTTGCCGCTGGCCGGCGCGGTCATGACCCAAAGGCCGACGCCGTTGGCAACCGTGCCGACGCCGCCCGTATTCAAATACCGATAGGCATAGCCATTGCCCGGCGTCCCGCCGTCGGCCGCCAACATATCGACGGCCGCATAGCTTAGCGCGGTGGGAATTGCCTTGCCGACCGTGAACCCGCTGTCGACGCCGATGTTGACTACCGACAGACAGTCGGCCCCCGTCGCATCGATTGCCGTGGTGCCGGCTGTGAGCGCGACCCATTGTTGGACGATTGAGATTGCCATCGAGCGGCGTCGCTTTTTCTATCCATCTGAACCGGTCCCGAGACGAGGCTTACGCCAGCGTCATGGGCGAGCCTTCTACGCCCCGTCGCTGAGGTCTACGTGCGCTTTCATGTGCCGCAAAAACGTGGCGCCCCGCCTAGACGCCCTGGATGACCGCGACCTTGAAAGCCTTGCCGACCGGCACGCCGAAGAACTCGGTCGAATTCGCCGCGAGCCGCTTTTGGCTCGACGAGGCGGTCGGATTGGTGCCGAAGGCGACGTAGCAGACCGCGTCCGTATGCACGCGCACGAACGCGGTCTTGACGTTGAGCGCCGCCGACTGGGTCGAGCTGCCGCCGATCGCCACCTGCTGCTCGGCCAGGGTCGGCTCCTGCCCGGCGGCGACGAGATAGCCGCGCAGGTCGCGCGCCTGCTCGGCGTATTCGGAAATGAACAGAACGGCCATAGGTGATCTCCTCTCTGGTCAGCCGAGCAACTCTTTCTTGCCGATGTTCTCCGGCCCCTGGTCCTGCTCCGTCGTCAACACGGTGGACGCGCGGCCGGCCGCTGCGCGCCGACGCCGCGCCTCGTCCTGCGCGGCTGCTAGTTTGTCCGCCGCGTCGTCGCGGGTCGGCGGCGGCGGGGGCGGCGGCAGCTCGGGCGTCTTGGGCGGACTGAACAGTGCGGACATGGTCGGGCTCCCTATCGGGGCGAGTGTGGGATCTATCGGCAAAACCAACCACAGAGGCACAGAGCCACAGAGAAGGACGAGTGCGCGCTTCGCGCGCGAAGATTGTCCTCTGTGTCTCTGTGTCTCTGTGGTGAATCTTCTTGTTAGACCGTCCTAAGCGTCGAAGGCGTCGGTCTCGTGCATGATTGCGTGGGTCGGCGCGTCTTCGGCGTCCTCCGGCCGGCGCACCGGCTCGGCGAAGGTCAGGGCCGCCGCGTCGCCGCCGTCGGGCGAGAAGCCGAGCCGCGCGCGGATGCGGTCCTTTTCCTCGAGCACGATCTGGCCGTTGAAATTCGTGCTCCAGCCCGGCGCTGTAAGCTCGGCATGCAGCACGTCGTCATCCGGTATCTGCGCGCCGCCCGGATCGGCGAGCCAGCGCCGCAGCTCGCCCCACATCTCGGCGCGCTTGTTGGCGTAGCTGCGCTCGTCATGGGGCCGGCCGCCGAAATTGACCAGCGTCAGGCGGCGCCGATAGCCGCGCGCGACCAGGATGTCGTAGACCGCCGCTCCGCCGCCGCCCGAGTCGAGGAAGCACATCTGGGGATCGTGCTTGTCGATCGTGCGCGACAGCTTGCCGGCGATCTCGACCGTATCGTCGCTGTGGAAGCGCAGGTCGACGGTCCCGCCGAGGATGCGCCCCTGCCGCGAAATGAACCAGTTCCGGTCGCGCTGGCCGCGCGCGAAGTCGCAGCCGACGACCAGCGCCGCATGGCCCTGGGGCGACGCCTGGAGCTTGCGCGCCGCGAGCACCAGCGCCGAGGGAATGAACGACTCGTCGCCCGAGGTCTGGAACGCTTCCTCGGCCGTCGCTGGGTATTCCTGGCGGAACCGCCAGCACAGCTCGTCCGTCGGCAGGCTCTCGGCCAACGCCAGCTCCGCATTCTTCGTCCACGCCCAGTAGAGCTGGTCGCGGTCGAGCCCGTGCGCCGCGCCATAGGAGGCGAAGGGCTCGGGTGGCCGCCAATCCTTGGGACCGTCCGCCCGATACTCCTCGTGCAGGAACCAGCCGATGAAGATCGGCATGTAATCGCCTTCCCCGCGCTCCGCCGCGCGCCAGAGATTGTGGAAGGCCCCGCCGATGCCGTTCGCCGTGCTCTCAAGCCAGTCCTCCGTGTCCGGCTTGTCCGGCACGGCTTGCAGGGCGCCCGCCACATGCTCCTCGGCGCGCGTCCAGAACGCCACCTCCGAGCCGTGGAAATACTGCACCGTGTCCGAGCGGCCGATGCCTTCGGCCTTCGCGGTGCCGACCCGATAGCCGCTGTCGAGCCGCCCGAAGTCGAGTTCCGTAGCGTTGGCGGCGCGCGTCGCCGGCCGCACCGCCTCAGGCGCGTTGTCGTGGAAGCGCCGCGCGATGGCAAGCAGGTTGGCGGTCGCCTGGTCGCGATGGGTCAGGATGAAGGCGCGCACGCCGCGTCGGTGCGTCACCTTCCAGTAGAAACGCCCTTCTATGTAAGTCGATATTCCGGGCTGCCGCGCCTTGAGCACGATCGCGCGCACGCGCCCGGTCTCGGCCAACTGCGCCTCGGCCCGTTCATGCACCAGCCGCTGCACGCAATTGAGACTGAACGGCACCACGGCGCCCGACTTGGCGCGAATCTTGAGGCATTTGAGCGCATAGTGCGCGAAGTCGTCCTTGAGGCGCTGGCGAATCGCCCGCTCGCGCGGCGAGAGCTTGGTCACTCGAGCTCCTTCAGCGCGTCTTCGTGGCGCACGCTCGATTCCGCCTCGGCCTCGGCCGTGCCGCGCCGCGCGTGGACGTAGGGCGCCGCCGCCACCGCCGCCTTGAAGCGCGCGTCGTCGAACGGCATGTCGCCGCGCATCATGCCGATGATGATGTCGACCGGCGACAGGCCGCCATCCGATGTCTTGCCGCCGCCGCTCGGTTTGGGCGCCGCCTTGCGGACGGGCGGGCGCTTCGGTCGGCCGCGCCTGCTCGACTTGCCGCCGCGCGCCAC